TATGGTCTGTTGCCCTGTGGTCTTTGGCAGGCTGTCAGGCGCTTTGTGAGCGTCCCAGAGCAGGGTTAAACACGCTAAGCCGCTAAGTGCCCATGCGCCTAATTTGATCGCTAAATAGGTCATTTTTTCTCCAATTGGTAAGGGGTCTGCCATGAGTCACCGATTGCGTCCTTAAACGCAATTTGTGCGTGTAGCACTTTGTCGGTCTCTGGGTCACGAAATATCTGAACAAGCACGTGTTGTTGGCTGTCCATGATGGTTGTGTAAACCTCATAAATGTATGTTTTAGCGTCTGCCATAATGCATCTCCTATCGTCGGTGATCCGACCTTAGGGCATTACTGTGGCAATTCGGTGAATACCCTCTTAAACGCTTGCTGTATAAGGTTTGCAGGTTGCTTGACAAACATTGGTGAGACCTCAAAGTGCAGCCAATCGCCACCCGGTGCGCCACCGATAGTTGGCTTGGTGTAGGCCGACCAGCGCTGTCGATCACAACGCCAGCCGCGCCCAAACTTTTGTGGGAAATAGTCAAGCACTTGTTCTATGCCTAATTCGTTTGCGTTGGCAAGCACAATGTCAAGAAACGCAACAGCGCCTTTACGGTTTGCCAATGGGTACTTGTCTGATTTGCGATACGACAAGTCAACGGCTCGACCAGTGGCATGAACACTAAGTGAGCCAGCGTTGCCCTTCATGTCGCGTACACCCCAACTGCCGTTATTCCACAGCGCGCCGTTGCTGTATTTGATTGCTTGACGTATCCACTCGTCCATGCCGGGTATTGGGCCTGCAGCTGCGCCGTCACTGTTACCTGTGTATGGCCGTGAGCCAACCACTTTAGGGTTTGCAGGGATAATGGTCATGGTGTTGTAGTTGGTTCTGCTGGTTTGCGCTTAAGTCCGTTAGCTGCTACAAGGCCGCTTAATGTGCCTGTCATAAAGATTGACAAGGTTTTTAGCAAGTCGATAAAGGCGGCGTCATTTGGTGACTGCTCTACAGGCTGTGTAACAAATCCTAAAAAATACACAAAACCAATAACGGTAATTGCAAAGGTTACGGCAATTGTGCAACCTACAAAAACAATCATGCGCGCGTGTAATAGTTCTATTTCTGCTCTTTGCCTAATCATTAGTTACCCTTTCGCATTGTGTAATTGTTGTACATCGTGTCATTGGGCCTGTTTTAGGCGCGTTTTGTCGTGTTGTTTCGCACGCGGTCAAGACAAGTGCAAGCATTACGCTACTCAGCAATAGGCGTTTCATGGGCTGTTAAAATTTGCATTGTTTAGGCTTTGCGGTAGCCGTAAATGGTTACTGTGCCACCTGTAATCGTTCCGCTACCACAAATAATGTTGATGTCTGTTTGTGCTGATTGCAAACTATCTACGCCTGATGTAGTGCCGCTAAATTGACCGTTAGACCAAGTAGATGAATAAGTTTTACGAGTTGCTAATTGTGGGTTTTGTAACTGAAAAATGTATGAAGTGTCCTGACCGTCAACGCCTTTAGAGTAGCCGATTTGTGCGGCTGTAACAGATGCACCAGTATCAGAGGCCATAACACCGCTGCCAACGTTAACGTTGTAGCCAGCCCACTTATATTCTGTACGTGTAGTTGATGACCCAAGACGAAACGAAATGCTCGTATTAGTTGCAGAGGCAACTAAACTGTTTATAACAATAAGGTAGTTTGTGTATGTAGATGAGAACGCGCCAGCAATGTTTTGACCGCTAGCCGTAAGGCTTGTTGTGCTTATGTATGTAAGACCGCTGTTTATGTTGTTATTGACATACGCCGAAGTAAGAATTTGACCCGGTGTTGTTGCTGCGCTAACTGCCATAATGTCTCCCTTAAAAACTTAACAAGTTGTTGTCAAGAGTACCAAAGATGCTGTCATCAAGTGTGAGATACTGATTGCCGTCCGTACTCTCAAACGTGTACGAAATGACATGGCTGCCGGGTGTAATGCTGTGAGAAACCCCAGAAACAATAAGCGTTTGGGTTTCTGTGGCTGGTGTACCAACCACAAAGTTTTTTACAACTGAGCAAATGCTAGTTAGATCGAGCGTCAGCGCAATGTTTTGGTTTGCTTCTGACAGCGCAGTAAGTTGGGTTGATAGACCTGTAAAGCGCAAAATAGGGTTTTGGTATTTGCCTAAAAGGTAGTTGCCTAAGCCTGCCACCTCTGTTGTTGTGCTGTTAAGCAAATTGGTAAGCGCGTATTGTTGTGCTTGATATAACGCAATGCTGTCTGCGCTGCTAGTGGTCTGTACTGCGCCTGCTGGTGATTGAGTAATTATGTAGTTGTAAAGCAGCTCATCGCCGTACTGGTTTATCAATGTCTGATATGGCAAGCCTGTGCCGTCAGTGTTAAAGGTTGCGCCGGCTACAGGGTTAAGGACGCTTGATCTGCCCTTAAATGTCAGTGTGCCGTTGGCTGACATAAACAAATAGCCTTGCTCGCTTGTGTTGATTTGCTGCAAATAGTTAAGGCATACGGTGTCTTGATCTATGGCATAAGCGCCCAATGTGGATGACCCTGTATCTATGGATCGAGCGCCCTGATAAGCAATTTCTGTTAAGTCCAATATCGTGTTGATGCGTGCGCCAGTGGCTTGTGATGATGGTGTTACAGCGTTTAAGGCTTGGTTTGCAAGCACAGTAAAGTTGTCAGCGCACGAGGCATACATCATGTCTTTATTGCTGATGTCGTAATCTAAATTCCAATCTGTTACTAAACCTGTGTAAATGGGTATGCCGTTAGCAAGGATTTGCACTGGGCATCTTGGCAACACAAACGGGTAATACGGGCTAGCGGTGTTGCTTGGGTTAAGTACTTCGGTTTGGTTGTTAAACGCAATGGTGGCTGTTCCAGAGTTAAATTGGTCTAATTGTCGGTTACGGCCACGTGTGATGTTTACTGACTCAACAATGCTGGTTAAGTCAACAAACGTTAAGCCGCCTAGCGTGCCTCGACCAGCGGTATCTAGCACTCCGTAAAACGCGTCATCTAACTGAAATGGTGTACCAAACCCTGTGGTGGATTGGAAACCCACAAGCACTTGCATTACTGGTACGGTCATGCGGCTGCAAACACCTGACCGCTACGGCGTTGTGCTTTTTGTATTGCGGCAATGATGTCTTGCCCAATTTGATCTGGTGTACTTATTAGCCCTGCGTTAACGGTGATGCTCATACCGCCGCCCATCTGACCAAGCCTTGACAATGGGATTACGGCCTCTGGGCCTGCCTCGCCAATCATCGCCAACGTTGGACTGTTGACAATTCCACCTGCAGCCATCTTTGGGATGTTTATTCCGCCGCCGCTAGTTGTGCCTTCATCGCCACCAACCCTGCCAATCTTAATCTCACCAATAAAGCCAATATCAGGTAGCAACGGCAAAGCGTTGTAACCCTTAATGATTGCGTTAATAACTTTTATCCAACTATTGGCCCACACCTCAAACACGCCAATAATGCCGTTAACTACAGCCTTTACGCCTGTGCTAAACCACTCAAACTTTTTGTATGCCACAACTAAACCAACAACTAGCAACGCAATGCCGGCTGCAATCAGGCTAAATGGGTTAAGCGCCATAGCAATGTTTGTGGCCACAATTGCGGCGGCTACTGCGCCAATAGCGCCAGCAATAACTAAAAACGCTTCAGGGTTGTCTTGTGCCCAATCAGCAAACTTTTGTAGGTACGGCAACACAGCCTCGACTACTGGCAACAACGCTGCGCCAATTGACTCTTTAGTTTCGTCTAACGAGTTTTGCAGTATCTTAAATTTGCCTGCTGCGGTATCTGCTGCCTCTGCAGCTGCACCACCAAACGTGCCGCCTAAGACGTTCATTACGTCATCAAGTGACGCGCCATCTTTAATCATGGCTTTAATCTCTGGTGAGAGTGCTTGCAAGCCTTTCATGTTGCCGCCGTAAGCCTTAGCCAAAGCATCGCTGACCTCTGCTAATGATTTGCCTGACCCTGCAGAAATGTCTTGTGCTAACCCCAGCGCGTCTGTGGCTGTAGCAATGTCCTTAGTGCCACGTACAAGGCTTGCCAGTGCCGGGCGTAGTTCAGAGTCTGCGACACCTGACGCTCGACTCATTTGCGCGATCATGTCCTCGCTGGCTTTTACTTGTGCGTCTGTTGCACCAGTGACGTTTTCTAATGTCAAAGCCAATTGTGCTTGTTCGGCTTCGTCTTCCATCGCCGCTTTAGTAGCACCTACAAGCGCAACGCCTAAACCTGCAAGAGCAGCTGCAGCCGGCACAGCCGCTTTCTTAATAGCAAATTGTGCTTTAGCGCCAACAGTCTCTAGTTGCTTAAATTCTTTAATTGCTTTATTTATGCCCTTGCCGTCAAACTCTGAAATAATTGGAATAGATAGCATTACAGCGACCGCCTAACCACGCTGGCTGTTTCTAAGATCATCTTTTCCATTTCTTTTTCTACGCCTCTACGCGCTTTGTACACGGCAGGGCCTATCAGTCGAGTGCGACCAGCGCCTACAAAACCTAATTGGTTGCCAAGTTTGTTTGCGTTGGCGCGACCTGCAGTCTCAAAAATTGCTGCTGCTGGGTCTTTTTGCTCAATCAGAATTACGCCTACAGCGTTGCGCCGAGTGTCAATGCGTAGGCGCACACCGCTTTTAGCTTTAGCAACTGTAAACGGGAATACTTTACGGCCTCGACTATCCCACTTGTACGCCATGCCAGACAGCGGCACTTGGTTGTACACATCTTTTGCTGCGTTAATTGCTGGTTTGGCAATTTCGTTGGCTTGCGTTCTAAAGTCTTTTTGCAGTTGTGGGTCAATGTTTTTAAGCGCGTTAATAGTTTCTTTTACGCCTACCACTTGGATTGTTGTAGTTGCCGACATTGTTACCGCTTTCCCTGCTCGTTAATAACTGTAATCACTGTGAGCAAGTCGCGCGTGCCAAACGGTATTTGTTGTTCAGGCCAGAAACCTGTTGCGGCACAAACTTCGGCTAGTTGCCGTCGATAAGTGCCGCGTCCGTAGGGTTTGGGTTAGTCACATCTGCCTCTGGTAAAACATCCATTTCAGGGTTTTCTTTTAGCCAGTCCATAAAGTCATCAGGCAATTTTTCGCCTTTGACCTTTAGCAATGTGTAAGCCCAAAACGACCAATCACGAAACCCAGAATTTTGTGCGTCAAGTGGTTTTTTGTTAAATTTCTCTTCCCATAATGCAATGCTAAACAACGTGGTGTACAGATACTCTGGCTCTGCATTGGTGGTACGGGTCAACTTAAGTTTGATACGCATATTGCCTGCCTTGTGTCGGGCCGTTGCCGGCTGTGATTAGTTACGCTACTGCAACGCTGTACACGCCACCAGTAAACACAATGTCAATGGTGTCAAGTGCGCCCAATGCGGCGTTGACAATTGGCAAGGTTTCTAGGTAGCAACCCGTGAGTGTTGACTCTGGGTTAGTTGCGCTAGTAGCTGCGCTTGTTGGCTTGATCTTTACTGTCGTGGATGTGCCAACCAATGCAGCCAATGTTGCGTAAGTTTCTGTGGCAGCAAAACTGTTGTACATAGTCAAAGTCAATGTGCTGTTCTCAAGTCCAGCCGTGTAAACCCGTGCGGTTTTGCCAAACGATGTGCTTTCTAATGCCTCGATCACGCGCGTAAAGGTTGCGGCGCTGGTCTGGTCGGTAAGGTCAACGGCATTAACCGTGACTAACGGATTAGATAGGTAAGTGCTGGTAGCCATGTGGGTTAATTCTCCTCGTTGGTGTCTGCATTAGTTTTAGCAGGTTTTTTAGGTTTAGGTGTGGATTGCTCAACAATGAAACCGCCAGACAACAGCGCTTCCACGTTGATGCCCTCTGCAGGTATGTAGGGGTCACCGACTATGCCAAGTTTGCTGGATGCGATGGTATAGATCATGCGGTTTGTGCCTGCACTTTCACTGTTAGGTCATAGCAAGGGTAAGACGCGCCGCCAATGTCAATCGAGCCAGGTCTGCCGTCTAACACAATTACAGCCGATGCCAGCACCAATGCCACAATGCTTAAAATCTCGCGCAACACTGGCAGACCTGCAGGCCCAGAGCCAACAACTTTAAGCGGAAAATCCATAGTCACAATGTTGCCGTTACCGCCGTAGGTCGTAAAACTTGGCGCTAATAGGAACACGCAGTTGGGCACAAGTTTGGTGGGGTCTGTTACACAACGGATGCCACTTACGGCCGTTAGCGTGGCTGCTACATCGTCTATAGCCTCGTTTAGTAGGTCTGTGTACGGTGCAGGCATTAGGCAACCGCTGGTCGGGGGATACCCAACAATTGCTTAACTATCGGCGTAAGAGATTGCTGGGTTGGTGTGCCCA